CGGGTACAGGGTGGCGTCGACGCTGGCGGAATCGAAGTCCTGTTGGAAGTTCAGGACGAAATTGTCGTCCTTGAGCCCGTGCATCCGCTCCCGGCCGCCGCCGCCGAAGTTGGTGGTGTCGATCTCGTCCGTGGACAGGTTGATCTCGACGCTGGAGCAGTGGTCGGAGAAGTCGACGCCGTCGACCTCGATGTAGCAGTCCTTCAGGACCATCTTGGGCATTGTGCTTACTCCTCATCCTCCGGCCGCGCGGCCGTGATGTCCTGGGGCTCATGCGGCTTGACGTGGCCGGCGCGCACCAGCCGGCGGGCGTGCCCCTCGGTCAGCTCGACCAGCTCGCCGCGACGGCGGCCGAGCACGCGCTGGGGGCCGATCACCTCGTACAGTCCGGTCGCGGGCGCCGGCGGGGGCGGCGGCGCCGGGCGGGGCCTGCGAGTCCTACGGGGCGCCATCAGATCTCCACCACGGCGCGCGTGACGTCGGTCGTGCTGTCGTAGGAGATCTCCGCCTCCCCGTCCCCGTTCCGGTACACGGGCAGCAGCGGGATCCACACCTCGCCCTCGGCGGGCACCGTGTACTCCTTGTCCGGGTAGGGGTCGCCGGTCTCCAGGTCGCCCTGTCCGGCGATGGTGACCGTGCGAGGGTCGACGGCGTCCGCGTTCCGGACGACCATGAAAACCCGGGGTCCGGTCTCGGCGGTGTCGCCGGACTGGGCGGCCCCGAAGGTCGGCGCGGTCCCGTTGGTGGTGATCCGCTGTGTGGTGATCAGCGCCATCGTCATGCCTTTCTAGGCGGTACCGGGGGTGTGCACTTCGAGCAGCAGGCACGCGCCGATGTGGGGCACCTGTGCCCCCTCGAACGCGCCGCCGTAGGGGACGTCGCGCGGCATCCCGGTCACGAACGCGGTCGTGCCGTCGCCCAGGCCGAGGTCGTCGCGCTCATAGATCCGCTGCCGGATGCTGCGGGGGCCAGCGCCGGTCACGTACTCGTCGAGCGCCTGCTGTGCGAGCCGCTGGTCTCCGCGACCGACGAGCACGAACAGCCGGAGGATCCACTTGTCGGTTCCCCGGCCCATCGCCACCTCGAAGTCGGCCTGGATCGGCGCGACCACGACGGCGGGCACCTGGACGACGTCGGCGACGGTGTCGTAGACCTGGAGGCCGTCGATGCCCTCGAGCACCTGGCGGATGCCCGCGCGGATCTGTCCGAGGGACGCCATCAGGCCACCATCACCACGTCGCGCCGGTAGGGCGTCAGCTTGCGCGCCGCCATCTTGTTGTGCTGGATCCGCACGACGCTGCCCGTCGCGTCCAGCCCGGCCACGCCGAACGGGGCGTCCTTGAGCTGGAAAGTCTCGGCGGCGAGGATCAGGCACGCCTGCCGGACCGGCTCGGGCACCTGCGCCCAGCCCCAGCGGGCGGTCACGCGGACCGTGGCGCCCGACGGGAACGACCAGCCGCCGACGGCCCTGATGACGTAGTACGGCCAGCCCGGCATCCCGTCTCGGACGCCGTTGATCGGCTCGAGCCGGTACCGGTCCGGCGGCCACACGGTGGACGATGACCATGCTCCGGTCGGGTCGACCTCGACCACGAGGTCATCGGTCGTCCAGAAGTCGTCGACCAGCACGCGGCACCCGCCCGCCGAGGGCGCATAGACGCGCGGCGACGCGCCCTCGGCCCGGTTGAACTGGCGGGCGCAGTAGGACTCGATCTCGCGGGATGTCGACTCCAGCGCCCATTCCAGCACGTCGTCGTACTGGCTCGCGCCCTGGAGGGTGCCGGCCATGTACTTCTTCAGGTCGGCCAGGCTGGCGTACGGGTCACCTATCGCCACCTCGGCCCCCCTGCTGCCGGTCAAACGTTTCCTCGTCCAGGAACACGCCGCCCTTCTCGTGGGTCGTCTTCACGCCCGTGTGGACGTGCACCGGGATCCCGGCGGCGGCCAGCCGGATGCAGAACGACAGGTCCTCGGAGAAGGCCCGAGGGCGTCCCTTGGCGCCGGTCGGATGCGTGATCGGCTCGAACCAGATGTCGCCGTACTGGGCGCGCAGCTTCGCGAGGGCGTCGCGATGGATCAGCAGGCACGCCGCGCCGGTGCCGGCCACCTGCATCACCCGGTCGCGCGGATAGTCGAGGATCGCCCGGAACCCGACCTCGTCCTTGAGTTCGACGTACTCGTACAGGGTCGGCTGCGCCCGTGTGCGCTCGGCGTAGTACGGGCCCGGCGCCTCGCGTTTCATCGCGAAGCACAGCGCGCCCATGACGGGTCGCTCGGCGGGGTCGGCGGCGTCGATCAGACGGTCGAGGGTGTCGGGCGCAAAGCCCATGTCGGTGTCGATGAGCCACAGCCAGTCGGCGTCGTGGTCGTCGAGGAACGCGCGGGCGATCTCGTTGCGCCCGCTGGCGACGCCCATCGTCCCGGCGATCTTGCGCAGCTCGCCGCCGCCGGGCCGTACGACCCGCTGCGGGCCGGCCAGGTCGTACAGACAGAAGTCGCGGTACGACAGGCCGAAGCAGGCCGACCACTTCCCGCCGTCCAGCAGGCCGACGATCGCGGTGTCGGTCATCCTCGCCGCCGCGCCCGCCGCTCGCCCGGCGCCTTGGTGGCCTGCTCGACCGCCGCCGGCTCTCCGGCGGCCTCGAACAGCCAGGGGTACGCCTTGACCAGCGGGTCGTCGCCGTCGTATGACCTCCGCAGATGCGGGACGATCAGGGCGCCGGTCCTCGGATGCCGCACGGCGACGGCTCGTGTGGGTCGGTATCTCATCGGTCGCTCCCCTTGAATGGAGCGGGCCGGGACGGGCGACCCCTCATCGGCCCGTCCCGGCCCGAGCCGTCAGGCCGAGGTCTTGTCCTGGAGCAGACGGAACGCCAGGTCGTTCACGCTGTCGGCGCCGTTGCGCCAGTGCATGTACCAGGCGCGACGCCCGTCCGGACGGTTGTTGCTGGTGTTGAACATGTGCGGGATGAACTCGATGCTCGTCCCGCCCGGCTTGTCGACGATCACGTAGTTCGAGAAATCGCCGAACACCAGCATGTTGTCGACGGTGGTCGTCGACTGGGTGGCCGGCGCGTCGTCAGACTCGACCAGCGGACGGCCCAGAATCCGGTCGGCGACCGGCTGGGTCAGGTCGGTGCTGTAGGAGGCGCCCACCTGGTCCCCCAGAGCCTTGATCGCCAGGCTGTATAGCGGGTTCATCAGCCAGGTGCCACGGCCGCGCCACCGCACCGGGACCGACCGGTACACCTTGTGGACGTCCTCCAGCCCCAGCGATCCGGCGGTGGTGTTCTCCAGCTCGACGTTAGTGTTGGCGTCCAGCGCGGTGAAGATGCCGCGCGGCTGACCCGAGCCGGTGCCGACCACGTGGGCGGCGCCCTCCAGCCGGTCACGGGCGTCGGACAGCAGCATCACCACGTCCGACGACAGGCCGGCGATGTCCTCGAACGCCTCGATGCTCGCCTGAACGAGCGCCTGAGCGCGGTGGGTCTCCACCTGCGCGCGACCGACCTCGGGCGTGTCGTCGGACACCTCGACGAGCTCGCCGTCCCAACTGGCGGTCACGCCGGCGGTGGTCACGCCGTTCCATGTGCTCCCCGTGGTCAGCGTGACGACCCGGGCGATCCCGCGCACGGCGTTGCTGGTGCCGCTGTTGGTGATGATCAGGGTCGGGTCGAGGTGGGTGGGCACCATGTAACCGCCCTGGGTGTTGGTGCCGACGGCCAGCGCGGCGCGCTCCTCGACCGTCAGGAACGCCTCGCGACCCGTGATCGCCTTGGCGAACGCCTCGGCGTACACCTCGCGGGACCGCGCCAGCAGACCCCGCGCCCAGTCGGTGTCGCGGGCGTGCCGCTTGACCAGGCGCTCGAAGTGCGCCTGGCCGTCGCCCTCGATCCGGTGTTCGTTGGCGCGCAGCAGGCCATCGACGAGCGCCTGACGGTACTCGGCGTCGCTCTGGTCGGCGCGGCGCTCCAGCGCCTCGAACGGGGAGCGGCGGACGACGACCTCGGGGGCGCCGACGCGCTCGATGTTGCCGGGCCGGGCGGCCAGCGCCCGCGCCTCCTCGTACCGCCGCAGGGTGCGCTGGGTCTCCTCGACGTACTTGACGCCCTCATCCCAGGCGCGCTGCTCATCCTCGGTCAGGGCGCGCCCCTCGGCGCGCGTGTGAATGTCGTTCAGGCACGCCCGGACGTACTCCAGACCCGCCCGAAGATCCTGCTCGCTCATCGGATGCTCTCCAGTGACAGGCCGCGCAGCAGCGCGGCACGCCGGTCATGGGACAGACCCGAGGTGCCCTGCCGGGCGGGCTCGGTCGGCGCCGGCGAGGTGCCCTGCCGGGCGGGCTCGGCGGCGTCCAGTGCTCGCAGCTCGGCCGCGAGCTCGCGGATCAGGGCGACGCGCTCGCCCTCGGGCAGGTGCGCGAGCATCGACCGCACACCCACCGACGTCCCCTGATACGCCGGGAAGACCACGGGGCCCAGCTCGAACAGCTCGACCTCGCGGATCGTCCGCAGTCGGGTCCCGTCGTCCCGCTCGGTCCAGCGGTCGTCGACCACGCGGAACCGGAAGCTCATCCCGTCGATGGCGCCGCCGGCGATCGCCTGCCGGATCGGCAGCACCAGGTCGTTGTCGAACAGCTCGGCGCGCACGAAAAGACCGTGATCGTCCTCATGGATTTCCCGGATCGCGCCGATCGGGACCGATCCGGTCCGCACATCCTGTCCATGGTCGAATTGCAGGACCGGCTTCCGCGCGTTCAGCGTCCGCTTGAACGCGCCGCGCGCGATCTGCTCGTAAAAATCACCCTCCCATGAGTCGATGTGGGCGGGCTGGTCGAAAACGGCGGCGTACCCCTCCAGAGTGCGGCCGTCGCCGCCGCCGGCGTGCTCGGCGCGGAACTCGAACGCGCGATAGCAGAAACGGGGAGGTCTCATCTCCTCTTACTCCTCGGGCTGCGCCTGGGTGTCGGGGCTGGCGTTCGGCTCGGTCGTCCCAGGCGGCCACAACTGCACCGAGTACAGGCCGGAATGCTGGAGCAGCGACCAATCGCCCTCCATGAGGGCTTGGACGACCGATTCGGCCGTCCATCCCTCGCGCACGAGCGCGGCCATGGTCGTCGCCTCGATCTGCGCGATCTGTGCCCGATCCTGCTCGTCCTCGCGCAGGAATGCGATGTCCCGATCGTCGTACCACAGCCGGACCGCGCCGTTCCCGGGCGGCGGCGTCACCAGGGACGACAGGGCGGCGCAGGCGCTGCGCCATTGCGGGCGGGCCCAGTGGTCGCCGAATTTGCGGCGCGCCATGCCGTAGTTCGAGTACGTCGACGCCTGGAGCCCCTCGGACAGGCCGACGATGATCGGCGGGACCCCGCCGGCGGCGCAGATGCGGGTCTCGCCGGCGCCCTGGGTGGCCTTGAAGTCGAGCTGTCGCAGATCGGCGCCGATCACGGTCACGTCGGCGCCGCCGGCGGTGTACAGCGTCTTGTAGGCGTTCCGGACGCCCTTGTGCTGGGCGTCCATCGCGTCGACGAATTCCTGAAACTGCTCCGGCGTCAACCCCTCCTTCAGGGAAACCGCCAAATTGGGGGTCGCCGCGTTCTCGAAGAACTTCGCCTTATGCTCGGTGGCCGCCTGGTCGGCCTGGAGCTCGCGGATCACGGGCGTGATCCATGACATGCCCCGGTACTGCGCTTCGGGGTCGGGGATCGGCGACCAGTGGCACACCTCGTTCGGCAGGAAATACTCGGGGCGGCCCCCGGACATCGGCCCGCCGGGCGTGTACCGGTAGGCGAACACGTCGGACCTGACCGCCTGATCGGGTGGCTCGGTCAGGATGATCTCGACCCAGTCCGGGCGCAGCCGGCGCAGGCGGTCACCCTCGCGCACGGCGAAAAAATTCCCGGCCAGCGAGACGTCCTGCTCCATGCGAGCCAGCAGTTCGCCCGTGGTGCCGTTCGGCCAGGGGTTCTCGAGGATCGCCAGCTCGCGGGACCCGAAGAGGTCGCCGGGCCGTCCGTCCGTGATCCGCTGCCATTGGAAACGCGCCTCGGAGAACAGCAGCATCCGCGCCAGGACGACCGCGAAAATGATGCCGTTGGTCTTGTAGGCGCCGTTCACATAGGCGCCAAAGGTCTCGGCGGGTTTTTCGGTGTCGCCGCCGTAATGGGCATAGCCGACCAGCGGATACCAGCCGCCCTCGAAGACGAACCCGCTCGGGACGAGCTGTCGCTGCTCAGCGACGCGGCGCCCGCGCAGCGCCTGCCACAGCTTCGGCACCGGGCCCAACCTCCTCGTCGCTGACGTCGACGTCGACCACGAACAGCAGCACCACCAGCAGCGCGACCCCAGACCCGATCAGACCCCACGGGCCGGCCAGCCACACCAGACCGGCGACGATCAGCGCCACCGAGACGGCCAGCGCCGCCACAGCCTCTCCGCGTCTCATCGCCACGCCACCAAAGGCACCGCCGGCGCCGGCGGCGGGCACGTCACCCGGCCCCAGGCGGCCAGCGTCACGGCCACCAGAGCGGAGATGTCGACCGCCGAATGCCGGCGGGACCACCGCCACGCCCCGTCGCCGAGCCGGGTACGTGTGGCGCCGGCGACCGCCGAGTTCAGCGCCGGCTGGTCGAGATGCCGCAGCACCGGCTCGCCGTCGGCGGGCACCGCGGCGTCCAGGAACGCCCCGCATGCCTGCGCCTCGTCGCCGCCGCTGGGCGTGAGCACCTCGACGCCCGCCGCCTCCAGGTCGGGGATCAGGGCGCCCGCCGGGCTGTTCTTCACCACGACCACGACCGGCTTCCACCGCTCGTACCGCTCGACCACCCACGGCACCACCCACGACATGCCGCGCCGGCGCTCGGCGACCTCGACGACCCGCAGCCCGTCGACGATCCCGCAGACACCGATCGAGGTGTGCGACCGCTCCGGGGTCGTGTCGATCCCGATGGCGATCGGCAGCATGTCGTCATGCGCCGGCGCCGGGATCGCCAGCCGGGCCCAGGCGTCGAGCGGGATCGGCTGGTCGGCCATCGGCGACAGATCGTGCCAGCCCAGCACCTCGCGCCCGAACTCGCTCGGCGGCATGGTGCGGCGCTCGGCCCGCAGGGTCTCGATCCTGATGCGGCGACCGAGCGCCGGGTTCGCCCGCCGCCAAAGGTCCTCGCGGTCGAGGGCGCAGCCCTCGGCGTCCACGGTGTGCGGACAGTCCCTGCCGGCGGCGCACGGCGGGTCGTCCCAGCCGCCCGGCGCACACCACTCGATGTACACCAGCGACGGGTCGCCGCCCTTGCGGCCACGGTCCCGCAGCGCCCGCAGGTGATCGGAGGACTCGACCGCCGCCGACGAGCCGTAGACGATCTGCGGGTTCGGGCGGGCCGACATGACCGGCATGAGCGACCCCATCGCCTCGCTCGACAGGAACAGCGCCTCGTCCATGATCAGGCGCTTGCCGCCGAGACCTCGGCCGCCGCCCTTCGACCGCGCCAGGAACTCGAGCCTGGCGCCGTTCAGCAGCTCTATCGACTCCTCGCCGTTGGCCTCGCGGACGCGGGCGACGCGGCGGCGCAGCTCGTCACAGCCCTCGATCAGGGACTTGATGTCGACGAACGCGTCCCGCGCCGTGCGGAACAGGTGCGCCGTCCACACGATCCGGTCGGGCTCCAGCAAGAACAGGTCGGTCAGCGCGACCGGGACGAGGATCCCGCCGGTCTTGCCGTTCTGGCGCGCCATGACGACGGCCGCCTCGAGCGCCGCCCAGCGCCCGCCGGGCCCATACGACAGGATGGCGTCCACCGCCAGCCGCTGCTCGGCGTCCAACGGGCGCCCGACCAGCTCCATCAGGTCGGCGGCCAGATCGCCGTAGCTGCCCGAGCGCTCGGGCACCCACAGGTGGGCCGGCTCGATCACGCGCCCGCCCGCTGCCGCCGCCGCCGCGCCAGCTCGTCAAGCACGTCGCCCGACGCCTGTCCGCTCAGCGCCTCGCCGAGCACGCTGCGCAGCTCGCGCGAGACCGCCGCCATCGCCGCGCCGGAATCGCCCTGGGACGCGAGCCGGTGCGCCAGGATCATCGCGATCTGGCCCAGCGGCGTGTCGAGCCTCCCGGCGCCCTCCAGGTCGGCGCGGACCCGCGCCACAAGCGGCGCGTCGGATTCGGTCGGATCGGGCGCCGGCTCGGCCTGCTTCCGCTCCTTGAAAGCCCTCGAGCGGCACGTGGAGCCGCAGTACCGGGCCCGGCTCGAGGAGGTCTCGAACGCCTCTCCGCAGTGGGCGCAGCGCTTAGTCATCGCGCCCCTCCAAAACGTTGTGGGTCGAATGGGGAGAGAAAACGTGACTCTGGGGGCCGGGGTCATCACGCCCCCGGGGGTCGCGATCCGGGGGTACCCCCCCGGGGGGGCGGGGGCCCCTACCGGGGTCCCTACCGGGATCCCTGGCGGGTCACCATCTTCCGGTGCCGTATTTCGCGCGGTTCCGCTTTATCGCGCCGGCGCGCCGATTGCACGAGCGGTGCGCGAATCCGGCGTAGCCTGCGCGGTCGTCCGTGTGGTCGAGGTCTATCGCCTGACCGATTTGGAGGGGTTGTCCACAGCGTGTGCACGGCTGGCCGTAGGCGTCGGGCAGCAGGCGCGCGCGCAGGCGCTGATGCCTGCCGCCGTATCCGCGCGCTGCGGTGCCACCTGGCCTGGGCATCGTCCTCGTCTCCATAAAGCACTAAAGCCCGGCGGCGGGACCGGGCTTTAGGCATGGGCGTGCTACCTGGGAATAGCGTGACACATGGGTTGAGCTGGCGCAACCGAGCGCGCGGAATGGCGTGTCAGCGCCGTTCGATCATATGTTCGACAATTCCGGCTCTCGGTCCCCCAGGGCGCCGAGGTGCTTGATGGCGTCGCCGATCCGGTAGAGCTTGCGCCCGGACCGGTTGACGCCGCGAGGCAGGATATGTCCCCTGTGCGCCCATTGCCGGACGCGCTCGGGGGTCACCTCCTGGCCGCCCATGAGCCCGGTCAGGGCATGGGCGATCTCGGCGGCGGTGGCGAGCCGGTCGGCGAGCTGGTCGAGCAGCGCGCGCCGCTGCTCGACCACGTCGTGGACGGTGTCGCACTGCTGACAGGTGACGGTCTCCGCAGCGGGCCGGGCGTAGAGGGGCCGGGCGCACTGGGCGCAGCGCCCGGCGTACTGGCGCTGCGGCGGGAGGTCGACGACGCGCATCACCTCGCCGACGGCCGTGGTGATCTCGCCGTGCGCCTCGTCGACGGCGGGATGGCGCCAGAGCCGCCGCTGCCGGGCGAGGATCCAGACGGCCATGTCCGCGAGGGTGTCCGCCGGCCATGGCTCGTCTCCGTCGTGCAGCTCGCGGACCCAGCCGACGAGCGCCGAGCGGAGGATGGATCCGGCCTCGGACGCGCGGGGGTTGTAGGGCAGGGGCGGG